GCCAGATAGTGAAACAAATAATTTTAATATTGTAACCACACGAGCGGTTGACATTTTGTTAGAAAAATTTTATACTGTTACACCACCACCTGAATATCAAACATGGTGTCAACAGCGTAAGTTGCCTGCACTGGGTAATAGTTTGCCAATTGGCAATTTTCACAACTACTATGATAATGTGTTAGATCTTAAAAATATCTGGTTAAGAAATTTAGAAGTTAAACAAACAGTAAGCATACTAAAGGAATAAACATGGGAAAACCATTTGACGTAAGCAAGTTGCAAGGAAATCACTAAGAGCATTGATGGTCTTAGTATTGGATTTAACGATCCTACAGACTGGATATCTACAGGCAACTATGCCTTGAACTACCTGATCTCAGGAGACTTTAACCGTGGCATTCCACTAGGCAAGGTCACTGTGTTTGCTGGCGACTCGGGTGCAGGTAAAAGTTATATCTGTTCAGGTAACATTGTGAAGAACGCACAAGAGCAAGGCATCTTTGTGGTGCTAATTGACAGTGAAAATGCTCTTGATGAAGATTGGCTCAAAGCACTCGGAGTTGACACAAGCGATAGTAAACTACTCAAGCTGAGTATGGCCATGATTGATGATGTGGCTAAAACTATCTCCACATTCATGAGTGACTACAAGGCCTTGCCTGATGGTGAGCGTCCCAAGGTCATGTTTGTGATTGACTCATTGGGTATGTTGCTAACGCCCACTGATGTGAACCAGTTTGATGCAGGCGAAATGAAGGGTGATCTAGGACGTAAACCCAAAGCTCTCACCGCCTTGGTGCGCAACTGTGTGAACATGTTTGGTTCATACAATGTGGGTTTGGTTTGTACCAATCACACATACGCAAGCCAGGATATGTTTGACCCAGACGACAAAATTAGTGGCGGTCAAGGTTTCATTTACGCCAGCTCAATTGTTGTGGCCATGAAGAAAATGAAACTGAAAGAGGATGAGGACGGCAACAAGATTACTGATGTCATGGGCATCCGTGCTGGTTGCAAAGTAATGAAAACACGCTATGCCAAACCATTCGAAGGCGTGCAAGTCAAGATTCCTTACACAACAGGTATGAGTCCTTACTCAGGATTAACTGATTTGATTGAGAAAAAAGGACTGCTCAAGAAAGAAGGCAACAGTCTAGTGTTTACCACAACCGAAGGTGAAATCATCAAGAAGTTCCGCAAAGGTTGGGAACGCAATGATGATAACTGTCTTGACACTGTGATGAAAGACTTTGGAAATATCAAGGAAGAGGTAAGTACCGGCGAGGAGGAAGCAGAATGAGTGAAACAGTTGCAGCAGAAATTTGGGGAGAGCTCAAGCGATTTGTAAACACAGTTGATCGCAACGAGGCAGCAGAAACTGTGGTACAAGTTTTAATGGACAATGATAGTGATGTTGAGGATATTCGGACCGCATTCAAAGGTGACACCGATATCAAACGAGCACTAACAGCATATCTTGACAACGACAAAGACTACACAGAAGACGACGAAGAAGAGGATCCTGAAGAAGAGGATTACAACGAAGACGACTGGGAAAATTAATGTGGTATAGTCGAGTAGTTGCCGATCTCGATGCTATTCCAGATTTTATAGCACACTACGAGCGTGAAATAACTGACGCCAAAAAAGACTGCCGCATTGCTGGAATTGTTGAAAAAAACATAACAGCACTTCCGGGCATTACTGAGTTTAGGTACAACCAGCTTCAAGAAATTGAAGCTGTGTTGAACTTTCTCAACATTCAACTACGTAAAATCCGTAGAAAACACTTTCAAAAGTATCTAGAAGGTTATGCTCGTGCGCTTACCAGTCGAGATGCTGAAAAGTATGTGGATGGCGAAGATGAAGTAATTGATTACGAAACCATAATCAACGAAGTGGCATATCTACGCAATCGATGGTTGGGTATCATGAAGGGGCTAGATACCAAACAGTGGCAAATGGGGCACGTTGTACGCCTAAGAACTGCAGGCATGGAAGACATCCAGGTGTAAATACCTGCATGAAAATCGTACTTGTTACAGGCGGGTTTGATCCGCTACACTCTGGGCATGTTGCTTATTTTAAAGCTGCCCGTACCCTAGGCGACATGCTGATTGTGGGACTCAATTCAGACGAATGGCTCACACGTAAAAAAGGTCGGCCATTCATGCCATGGACGGAAAGATTGTGTGTGATAAACAATCTTGCCATGGTAGACGAAGTGTATACATTTGACGATGCAGATGGCTCGGCCAAAGAGTTCATACGTCAAGTTAGAGCACACTATCCCGACGCAACGTTGGTATTTGCCAATGGCGGTGATCGCACTGACAAAAACATTCCCGAGATGGATGTGGTAGATTCTAATTTAGAATTTGTGTTTGGCGTAGGCGGCGAAGATAAAAAGAATTCCAGTTCGTGGATTCTCGAAGACTGGAAAAAGCCCAAGACAGATCGAGCTTGGGGATACTATCGTGTGTTACACGAAGTTGGCGCCAACACCAAACTAAAAGAACTTACTGTTACTCCCAAAACTTGTTTGAGCATGCAACGGCATGACAAGCGAGCAGAGTTTTGGTTTGTGGCCGAAGGCGAAGCCACAGTATACACACTGGATTCCAGCACAGATAGAGATGTCAAAGACCACATGACCATACATGAGTCATGTTGGATCAATCGTAACGAATGGCACCAACTGTGTAACGAAACTGACCGTCCACTCAAACTGATTGAAATACAGTTTGGAGAAGATTGTGTGGAAGAGGACATTGAACGCAAATGAAACCAATTCCAATTTTTGTAGGGTATGACCCACGAGAAGCAATTGCATACCATACCTGTGTAAATTCAATCATTCGCAACAGCAGTCAACCAGTGGCCATTGTGCCAGTGGCATTGAACTTGTTTCGAGACTATAGCGAAACACACACAGACGGCAGCAATCATTTTATCTACACACGATTCCTTGTGCCACATCTCATGCAATACGAAGGCTGGGCAATATTCATTGACGGCGACATGATTGTACGCGGAGATATTGCGGAACTTTGGAACCTACGAGAATATGACAAAGATGTTATGGTAGTCAAGCACGATTACAAAACACGTATGACTGAAAAATATCTTGGCGCAAAGAACGAAGACTATCCACGCAAGAACTGGTCAAGTGTGATACTGTGGAATTGTAACAGTCATCCCAATAGAAAACTCACATCTGAATTTGTGCAAAAAGCCACAGGTGCTGAACTACATCGCTTCTCGTGGCTAGAAGACAAACGCATAGGCGAACTACCGCCAGAATGGAATTGGTTGCCTGATGAATACGGGCCAAACCCCGACGCCAAGCTCTTACACTATACCTTGGGCACTCCATGCTTTCACGAGTTTGCTGATACGCCACAAGGCAACGAGTGGCATCGGGAACGCATGCTCACTGATTATTGTCAACAAAGGTTGCCGGAATGACAGACTGGGAACTCGAAGACGAAACAACATATATTACACCCACGCCTCCTGCACCACCTGCGCCACCTGATCCACATGTGTTGGACCAAACAGTTCCAGAAATTCAACAACTGTTTAAAAACATATTGAAATACCGTGTGGATCCCGAAGGTGCGTACTACGGCATTACGTTGGAAAAGTTACAAGAACAATTGGCTGCTGTGCCTGTCAATCAAGTTGTGGCACTAGACAGTGAATACAGATACGAAAGAAAAGGGCATATGTACGATCCATTACTGCAAAGTTTTGTTCAAGGCGCAGGCGGACAAATTTCAACTTGGGAAAAACAACAAGATACCATGGCTCCGGCTGTGATACGTGGTATCACCAAACGCAAACAAATGGATGGATGTCGTGCCGCCGGCAGAGATTTTTATTACATGGATACAGGGTACTTTGGCAACGGCAAACGCAAACTGTATCACAGAATTACCAAAAACGATGTGCAAAATTTTGGTCCTATGATAGAGAGGCCCGGTGATAGATTTGCTCGCACTAAAGTTCAATTGACAAAATTTAAACCTGGAACCAATATCTTGTTGGCACCGCCTAGTCAAAAACTTTTAAACTTGTACGACATCAACCTTGAAGAATGGTTGGAAAAAACACAAGATGAAATAAAAAAATATACTGATCGTCCTGTAGTGACTCGACTCAAAGCAACACGAGCAGCTAGACTCAGTGACAACACTATGGAAATGGCTCTGGCACAAGATGTGCATTGCTTAGTCACATTCTCTAGCATTGCAGCCGGCGAAGCATTGTTGCTGGGTAAGCCTGCTATCACATTAGGACCAAATGCCGCGGCCGCATTGTGCAGCCAATCACTTAGTGAAATTGAAACGCCAAAGATTCCCACGCTAGATGAAGTTCTTTACTGGGCAAGGCACATGGCCTACTGTCAGTTTACCGAAGTAGAAATGCGTGACGGCACTGCCTGGCGGATTCTAAATGACCATTGATGCAGTAGTCTACGTTAGCTCTGTTGCTAACTATCGAAAACATTCTAGAAAAATTGAATGTTTAGAAAGTTTTGCTGCCGGAGTCAAACACTGTGGAGGTAGCGTGGTAATAGAGTATGACTACAACTATGTTCCAGGCAGGCTAGCAGTAATGTTGGGCTGGGCCACAACCAACACAGGTGGTAGAAATATTGCGTTAAGAAAACAAATCATTGCTGAACAACAACGCCGTAAATTTCACACCATGTGCATTGATGCCAGTTGCTGGAAATATCTAGATGATTATGGCACCTACTTGCGTTATAGTGTTGGTGGTCCATTTTATGATCGAGCAGAATATGCCAACCACAATAGTAGCAATGACAAGTGGATGGAAATAAGCACAAGACTCAATATCAAATTACATGATGCGCCAGCAGTTCACCCAAATGGACATATATTGATATGCATGCAACGTGATGGCGGCTTTGCTATGAAAACGCTAGATCCCATACACTGGTTAGGCATCAAGATAAAACGCATTAGAGTACATTCTAGCAGACATATTTTAGTAAGGCCTCATCCAGGTGCATACAAGCTAGAAGACTTTGCTAAATTTCAGTCATTGCCGAACATAACCATAGTAGACCCAGCACAATCCAAATTGGTAGATAATTTGCAAAATGCACATGCCGCAGTATTTTTCAACAGTTCAGCCAGCGTGGCCGCGGTCATGGCCAATGTGCCAATTTTTGCTGATGATGAGAGTTGTGTGAGTTGGGCAGTGGCCAACAAAAACTTAGATAACATTGAGTCACCTCAGTCGTTTGATAGATCACAATGGATCAATGATCTAGCAGCCGCACACTGGTCAGACGCAGATGGTCGTGCTGGGCTAATCTGGCAGAAGTTTTTGCCTTATCTTACTAAGACAAATTGATAAATTCTTCTATTGGTCGCACAATAGAATCTATCATGCTTTGTTGAATTACTGATCTGTTGTAAAACAACTTGTGGTTGTGTTGTAATTTTTGCTGGGTCAACTGGCTATACGGTATTTTTTCAAAGTTTTTGATGTTACGCAAAATAATGTCTAATTTTACTTCAAGCACAGTTTCTTCGTCGTAACTTTCATCAAACAAATTTTCAAATGTCTCAAATCCTTGGGACCGTGCATATTTTAAAATGCCTGCTGCACCAATGACCATGAAAGGATGTTGATATGCTATAGGCTTGTATATTTTTTCAGTCAGCATGGGCACTATTTTTTCTTGCCAACTAGTCACTGATTCAATTACTACACTAAAACAAGTGTCATCATACCACATGGGATTTTGATGTCTAGTATCCCATCGTTTGGCACCAGGTACAGATTCTGACTCCCCGGGCAAGGCCTTGTTACGTCGTATATAACTCCAATATGAATCTTCAAGTTGAGATTCTAAAAATTCTACCACTTGATCACGAATTTTATTTTTTCTGCCAATGGGCATGAGAAACTTACGGGAATAATTTCTATTCGGAACATAGCTATCTCGTCCTTTGATTATGTTGTCAAGGCTTTCATTATACCACATAAAATTGGGTACAAATATAACATTTGACACAGGCTCGTCAGAATAACTTCCGTACATGATCACATGCCCAGGTTCAAGCAAATAGTAAACTTGATCCCAGTCTGCCATCATGCCTTCTCTACATAAATCAACAATTACTTTACAGTCACTAAATTGTTCTCTTACAACAGGATCACGATATAACTGTGCCATTATTAAAAAAATATCAGTTGGATCGTAAGTTTTAGTTGCATCAAAATCTTCAAACTCAATGTAGTCTTTGAGCATGTCTACAAGATGGGGAGTAGAAGAAAACGACAAAGTTCGAAACGAGTCAATTTCACTTTTTGGTCCTTGACGGCCTACCACTATTAACTTAATCAATCTGCAATCTCCACTATCACATCATAGTTATGGCCTGTGACCCAGTCCCACTTATCGGACTTGTCAAACACGCTAATTTCTTCCCAGACAATCCTAACTCCCATAACTGTCTCTAGTTTTTCGCGCCACCATTCAGGTGATTCTACAATCAAATGTGCATTACGTCCGTCGGGTAACTTCTTTTTGGCCGGATAGCAGGCAATTCTAAAAAATCCACAGCGACCCATTTTACTGCTGATCATGCGCAATGTTTCGTCTAAGTAAGCAGGTTCAACATGCTCCAAAGCGTCAGTGCTGACAACAGCGTCAAATGTTTTTTTGGGCAATTTTGCAAATTCAGGATTGCCAGGATCATATCCTTCAGATACAATTTCCGGGTTCAGTTCTTTAATGCCTGCAATTAAAGCACCCTTGCCACATCCAAAATCCATTACACTACTGGGTTGATAGTCTTTAAGAAATTGCTCTACAATTCTGTAGGCTTTGTGACCGTTTCTAAATTTGCCTTTGGCATGCATGCGGTTCAGTTGTTTTTGATAGTCAGGATTGATTATGGTCATTTGTAATTTACCTCTACGTATGTTGTTTTTGGAACTCTGTGCCTTGTTATTACGGATTCTAAGTAATAGGGGTTCATAACAACTTTATTTCCACACTAGCTCGTTTCTTGCCACCTGCGTTACTCACAACATTCACAACTTCAAATCCATCTACACCAATGTAGTTTGTGGCTGTGCCCTTGCATCTAATGTCTAAAATTATTCTAGTGTTTTCATGTGAATGTTTTTTCATCAAGTCTATGTAGGTTTTTACAGGATAGTGATGTCCGCAACTGAGCCATGATGTAATAACATCAAACTTAACATCGCCGGGTATATTGATATTGTTTGCATCTATTAGGCGGTAATTTTTTGTACCTAATTCTTGTAATTTCGAATTTAAAAAATCAAATGTGTGATAAAATTTTAATTGGTCGGAATCTGTATTCCAGTTACCATAACTGGCAGTTTCAGATTTGGTAGCATTAGTACTAGCATCTCCATCCAGTAACCAAAGTTCAGTGCCATACTTTTCATTGAACCATCTTGACTCCCAAGCAAAACCACAACCGATGTCTAGCAATCGACCCACAGGCTGATTTAGGTATGCATCGACAGTTTCAAAATTTGCTCGTCGTTTAGCTTGATACTTTTCGGTAGTCCATTTGCGATCCCATTGCACAGAGTCGTTGGCACTCTTATCTGGATCATCGACCATGTTTACATCCATCCCATGATCCAGTCATCTCTAATTTGATCTAGTTTGATCATACCCCATGATTCCAGCAGTGCTATGGCAGCAAATTGTCCATAGTCTTTGCTGTAGGCATCATGTGGCTTTTGTTCTATCACCA